TCCTCTTTGGTATAACATTTGATAGAGTATGCCTTTTTGTCGTCAGCTCCAGTAGGAACGACGGCTAGACCAGTCCTATCAAGAGTATTAGTACTAGTATGAATCATAAGGCTTCAATAAAAGTTTTAACGAATCTGTATGTTGATAGACCAGATATCCCTGCCTCAGGAGTAACTTTAACTAGAACGTTACTACTACTTACAGTTGCAGCAATAGATACCTGTTGTTCTGGAGAGAACATGATGCCATATTCTTGTGAGAACGCTGTAGTTCCATCGTGCATGACAAGAACTTTCTGTGATTGTCTGTATGTTCCTAGACCAATCATAAATGTATACTCCGCACCAGAGTAACTAACTTTAGACCATGAATCTACTTGTACTTCTACACCAGCAGATGCAGTGTACGTTCCTACTCCAGTTGTTGATACACCTCCTCCACCACCAGCTGATGTAACTGTAATGGTTGCTCCAGCACCAGAGGCAGTTGCACTTATTGATCCTCCAACAAAGTTGATTGTTGTTATACCAGATCCAACACTAGTTCCTTCTTCTTGAATTGTAATACTTCCACTGCCATCAGCTGGAACCCATGATGATCCACTCCATGTTAATACTTGATTAGCGCCTGGAGATGCACTAGAAACATTAGATAGATCACCTAAGTTTGATCCATTGATATTTGTGAGATATCCAGCACTTGCATGATTACCCCATGAATATGCTGTCTCATATTGTGTGATATCAAGTGCAGTTATGTTTGCTGCAGGGCCTGTAAATGGTACTGCTCCTGCCAAGTTGACAGTTGCAACTCCACCACTATGACTTACTGTACATGCAGCACCAATAAAGTTAACTGTCTGTGCAGTACCAACGGTAGATCCTTCTTCTTGGTATACCATACCAGAAATACCACCACCGCCACCACCTGATGCGGTGACTGTTACAACACCAGCAGATGCAGGGGAAACACTCAAACCAGTTCCGAAGTTTACAGTTCCAATAGTTCCTACGAGTGTACCGCCTTCTCTAATGATAATACCACTACCAGATGCAGTGATACCTGTTAGACCAGATCCATCTCCAATGAAAGTTGCACCAGTAACAATACCAGTACAGTTGACGTTAGCAACTAAGATGTCTGGTTTGCCTTCTAGTCCTTGTGATAGAGTCGCAATACCAGAAGAAGCTGCATAGGCTACTGCAATATTAGTTAATCCAGATCCATCACCAGTAAATGATGTTGCAGTCACAACACCAATTTTGTAGTGCTCAGTTCCTGTTCCTACAGTGTTATCAACATTTTTATTAACAAGTTCTCTCCATCCTAAAGCATTATTATTGAGTGCTAATCTATTTCCTTGACCTGTGTGGAAGTGACACCAATACCAAAGTGTGTTAGGTGCATCAGCTGGAGGTGTAAAGTGTACAGTCTTAGTAGTAGCAGTAGCAAAACCACTGGTATACTCTGCCATAGTTTTGATGACACCATCTAGTCTATAAACTGTAGTGGTAGGATCGTAGTGAGCTCCACCTGGCACCAAGTCTCCATCTTCAGTTAGACTGAACATGAGTGGGTGAGCCTGATTATTATAGTTGCCATTTGAAGCATCATTCTGATCGAACAGATAAGTAACTCCTCTTGTTATGGGGAATTGATCTGGTTTTTCTACACCATTAAAGTAGAATACGCCTGTTACTTGACCGCCCACAGTGTCTGTGCCGACTGCAACATTAACTGTTACCTCTTCCTTGTTACCATAATATGCCTTTCCAAATTCATCAACGTGTGCAAATTGACCTTGATTTACCCCTGCTGATGGTAGATCACTGTAATTAGTCCATAAGTGTGGTAGAATATTACCTGTTGCAGTTCCATCTAAACGACCAGCAAGTCTGAGATTACCCACAACCTTGAGTTTATATCCCTCATTGTTAGTAGTACCAATACCAACACTAGTCAATGTGTGAATACCAGTAGAGTTTGATCTCCAAATACTATCAGTCGATGGTAAGTTAGTAAGAGTAGAACCATCACCAGAGAATCTAGAAGCAGTTATGACACCAACACTTTGGTAGTTACCATACATGTCTTGGTGAAGTATCTTTCTCCAACCATTGTAACCACCCATTGTGGTTCCACTGGAGACGTATGCAGTCTTAGTATTGTTTGCCCATGCAAACATACCTCTCCAACTTGTAGCAGTAGGTAAGTCACCTGTTGCGTCAAAGTCAAAACGCATCTTACTACCTTGGCCTGGGAAGGTTACAATTCCAAGACCATTGATATTATCAACAACTATTGATGGAGTTCCTGTTAAATTCTGTGCGACTGAGGCGATGCCTGCTGTATGTGCATACCCTGCCATGGTTGAGAACCCTGCATTGGCAACGTATGATGCAATACCAGCTACCTTTGCATACTCAGCTACTCCTGAGTTGGTTGCAACTCCAGATGCCGATGCGTATGTTACAATACCAGCGACTGTGGCGAAGTTTGCACTGATGGCCAAGGTTGCCGTATTAGCAAATCCAGATGTTCCTGATGTGGTAGATACTCCAGCAACGTTTGCATACCCAGATGTGGTAGAGAATCCAGAAGTAAATGCAAATCCTACTGTGTCAGCAGCAGAAACTGTGACATTACCGCCAAATACCTCTGTAATATCTAAATTTCTATCGAAGTTAAGACTCTGAGCAACACCAACTAGAACACCACTATCTTTAATGACAACACCAGAACCTGTTGCAGTCACACCAGTTAGACCAGAACCATCTCCGACAAAGGTTCCAGTTGTAATACCTGTTAACTGTGCGTTACCAGACACATATAGAGCTGCGGTAGGTAAAGTTGTTCCGATACCTACGTTTTTACTTGTGTATATTCCTGAGTTCCCTGCCTTCGTCCAAGTACCAGCACTCCCTGCATTGGCACTTAGGTTTGTTCCGTCACCAAAGGTAGTATATATTTCCGAAAAGTTTTGGTTTACTTTAGTTGCACCTAAGGCAAGGGAATCTCCCAGACCATCATTCGGTGTGAATCCAGTAAATATTCCCTGACGAGCCATTTAGCTAAAAATTATAGAGTCCCTGTCTTCTATTTATTGATATAATAAATACGTTATGATAGCTATACTGTATCCTTTCAAAATGGACAAGAATTTATCTGAAGCATACTCTACAATTTATGAATCATCAGTATCATCTGGTAGTTCTGGTGGACACTACTCTGATGGAGGAGATGGAGTCTTTAGATCCAAAGAGGATGTTGGTAGGAAGTTTAATAAGAACTTTCCGCCTAAAAAAAATGGTAAGGTAGATGTAAGAACTAGAAAAGCTATTAATACTTCTGCTAGAGACTTTGGAATACAAGGCCCTACTACAGTTAAAGATTCTCACGAACCAGAAGGTAAAACAATATAAGACAGTTGACAAAGCTGCACAAGAGGGCTTCCAAGCCCTCTTTTTTTTGTGTATCATTGATATATAGAAACAAGATACAACAATGTTCCAACCAATCGTGAAAAAATCTGAATTGATTACAGACCTACAAAATCTATATGGGTCAAAAATTACTACTGCTGATGTCAAAGGATATTGTGCATCTCATGGTTATAGGTATTACACTATCACTCGTTATCTAAAAGACTTTAGAAATGGTCGTGGTAAGTGGAATCTTAAAGTAACTGCAAAGAAAGTTGCTCAGATCGAAAAATCATTTGAAGCACCCGCTGCACTACCAGCAACACAACAATCCCTTATTCCTACTAAAGATGATACTTTCGTCCAGTTTGGTAGTTTTCAAGACGTTAAAAAGATTATTCAGTCTCGTCTTTTTTATCCTACTTTTATCACTGGTCTCTCTGGAAATGGTAAAACATTTTCTGTAGAACAGGCCTGTGCATCTCTCAAGAGAGAACTTATTCGTGTAAACATTACTATTGAAACTGATGAAGATGATCTTATTGGCGGTTTCCGTCTTGTTAATGGTGAAACCGTATGGCACAATGGCCCAGTCATCGAAGCACTTGAGCGAGGTGCAATCTTGCTCCTTGACGAGATCGACCTTGCCTCTAACAAAATTCTCTGCCTTCAGAGCGTCCTTGAGGGAAATGGAGTTTTCCTTAAGAAGATTGGCAGATTCGTTAGACCCAGAGCAGGATTCAACATACTCGCCACCGCAAATACTAAGGGTAAAGGTTCAGACGACGGACGCTTTATTGGAACTAACGTGCTCAACGAAGCATTCCTTGAAAGATTCCCAGTAACATTTGAGCAAGCATATCCAAGTGTAAACAATGAAATCAAACTTCTAGGATTACACGCAGATAGAGTAGGTGTTAAAGATGATGAGTTTGTCAAGAAACTTGTAGATTGGGCAGACATAATCCGCAAAACATTCTATGATGGTGGTATCGAAGAGTTAATCAGCACTCGTAGATTGGTTCACATACTTCGTGCATACTCTATCTTTAAGAACAAAGCGAAAGCAATTCAAGTTTGTATAAATCGTTTTGATGACGAAACAAAGCAATCATTTATGGAATTGTATGATAAAGTAGATGCAGACTTTGAAATGCCTACTGAGGAGGTTAAGGATGAAGGACAGAATTAAAATAGGTCTTTCTTATAATTCTCTAGAACCACCTAAGTATAAAAAAGACAGAGAATTATTTGAAAAATTTATAAAGAAATGGAGAAGGAATGAAAAACCTATTATCAGAAATCTTCTTTCAAAAAGTCCAGAGTTCATTAATAATCTTTTAAAATGAATTTGATAAATTTATTTCCAACTCAAATTGGAACATATAATATCAATCTAGATAAGACACTTATAAATCTGGTAATGAATGATTACCAGATTTCT